AGCCAGGGAGGAATAATCATAACTCAAATCCAGGGGAAGTCGTAGGGGCCAGCGTCACCCATCGAACCGCCCAATGGGTCCATGCCCCAGTCGTTGCCTGAGTCTATCACGGGAGCCGGGGCCCCACCGCCGCCGCCCCAACCGCTGGTGTCAAACGGGTCGAACATCGGACCGTAAAACCCGCCCGGGTCGTAATCCTGACTGCCGCCGAAGCCAGTGGGCGGAGTGTAGCCGAAGGGCGATTCCCACGCCGCGCCCCCGCCGTAGTTGAGGCTGCCACCAAAATCCGTTCCCCAATCAATCATCCCGGCGGGCGCGTCATCACGGATGGGCCGGTCCAGGTCAGTCAGCCCTGGGCTATCGTAGAAGTTGCCCCAGGTCGGGCCCGACGAAGTGTAATCGGGCTGTTTGGTGCCATGAGCAATGATTGGAGGACCGAAGGCATTTCCACCCATTCGTTTCAAAATGTCGTCCACCTTACTGGCCCCACCGCCGCCGCTGGCGCCGTAGCGAACTCCACCGCTGAAACCTCCGCCGCCTCCGCCGGAAGGCAGACTGCGCGCATACGCGCTGGGATTGGGCGAGGACCGGTAGATGTCGGCCATCATCTGCGCTTGAACGAGCGCGGAGATAATGCCGCTCATGTCCTGCGGATTGACCGTGGGCGTCATGCCGAAGATTTTGGCCAGCGAATTGGTGGCCTCATTCTCCACCCCGTAACGAGTCAGGCCCAAATCCCGAAGGCGCTTGGTGTTTTCCTGGGCGCTGCCGGAGTAACCACCGCCCACCGCGTTCTCGGCGTTGGTCTGCCAGAGTTCAGGAATCAAATCAGAAATGTCCCCGTGCGCCCGCCGGTCGGTGTTGCGCCGAAGCTGCTCCAGGGTGGCAAAGTAACCGGGGCCATACTGATTGCGCAGGAGTTGCAGCGCGTTGTCGGTGAGCCCGGTTTGGATACCGGTGATGCCGCCCATGTTACCCAGGATAACGTCAATGGGGTTGCTCACCCCAGGCACCCCGCCGTGCGTCGGGTCGTAGTCCCGCGGAGGCGCGCCCACCAATCCACCACCCCCACCACCGCCGCCGCCCCCACCGCTAACAATGCGCCCACCACCGCCGCCAAAAGTCGCGGGAAGCCCCAAGTTTTCCCGGGTCAACGTCGGACCATTGGCCTCCTTGTATCCCATGTAAGTTGAACCGATACGATTGGGGTCAGGAACAAAATTGGGGTCGTAGGTAAGCCCCTGTTCTTCGGGGGTGGGCGTGTTCAGACCGAAGCCGCCGGTTAAAGCCTCACCCTCGTTGCCTAAGAAAAAGTCTCGGCCTCTGCCTCCTGCTGATAGCATAAAATTAAGTCAGTGAACCGATGAGTTGTTTACCGAGATGCGCCGTTCCATACGGAGCAAAGTTTATCGCCGGTTGTTCCTTGCCCAAGTGATGAACCAATTCACCGTTGAGCAAGTTGAGCGCCTTGCGATGCCGCAAAACCGCTTGCTGGGCGCTGGTTGTATCATCCATTTCCCCAAAACGCACGGCCTGACATTCCTCCTTCAACGCCTGGATATTTTGGATGAGTAAATAATCGGTGTCGGCAATCACCGGAATAAACGCCAGCTTGGCCATGGCCGTCACCTGCACAATGGTGTTGGGCGGGTCGGTCTGCGGGCAACACGTGCGCGGGAGCCCGTTTAAGAAATACCGGCGGTAACCGGCCACTTTCTCCGAAGGCTCCATCGTGGAAATCAATTCTTGGTCGCCCGTGTCGGGGTCCACTTCCCAGATTTGAATCGGACCGATGGTGGTGTCCTTCTGCAAACCGGTCAGCGTGTTGAAAGCAAACTCCGTGTCCACAAAAGGCGTGGTCAGTTCGACGAAGACCCCTTGCACCTGCACGGTGCCGTCCAAACTGCGCACCACCATGTCGTTGGTGTCGGTGCCTTGCACCAGCACTCGCCGCCCCACGTCCAGCGGGTCAGTGATGTAAATGCGAATGGTCCGGTTGGGCGTCATGTCCGTGAAGGTCGGAAACTGTCCGCGGTCCAACGCCTGCGGCACCACGCACGCGCCCCGGCACGTCGCATCGACGAAGGATTGAAGGCCGACTCCGGCAAAAAGGAACTCGTAAAACTCGTTCTGGATGCGCACCGGGTAGCGGCAATAATCCAGGTTGATGATGCGCGCAATCGAGCGAGGCAACGTGATGTAAGGGCTGGCGGCGGAGTCGACGTTGAAGACCACCTTGGCCCAACTGCCCCACCATCCAACATCGCCCCCGGCGTAAACCAGTCGCTCTTGCGCCTCGTTGACCACCGCGGGCAGCTTTGCGTTATCGGCGGCACACACCCCGATGGATTCGGGGATGCGGCTTTGCCGAACGTCGGCCAATCGTTTGAGTTGCATCAGATAATGACGTGATAAAGGTTGTCGGTTGGGATGGTTGGAAAAGCCGGGAAGTTGTTGGTCGGGATGAAGAGCTGGCACCCGGAATTTCCCAGGTTGTTCCATTGAGTGACTTCAGTCCCCAGGAACACCGAACAGGCGATGGCCTGAAGGGCTGGGTCGATGAACCGGATGCTCTGAGCGGCGTTGGCTCCCGTCACGATGCGGTCAAATTGACCATCGTAGGAACATGCGCTGGGCGGTTCCGGCAGAGCGATGCTGCCCACCAGTGTGATGCCCAGGTAATTGACCAGCGCCGGAGCCATCACCAGCGTGGCGGGCGGGGCGTCAACGTTCTTCACCGTCACCAGTGTTGGGCTGTCCACCGAAACGATGGTGTAGATGGACCCGTCGATGGTGACAGAGCGGCCCACCGCCATCTCAGTGGTGGTCCCCACCGTAATCTGCACGTCGCTGCCGGTGCCCGGAACCACAAAGTTGACGGACGTGTTGGTGAACGCATTGGTGTCCAGTTCCCACACCCGCACCGCCGACTGCGGGAAAAGCCCGGCATACAAACAGCGATTGGTCGGGCAGTAAGCCAGCGAGGTAGCGTTGCCGCCGGTCACCGCCAGGGTGGCAACCAAGGTTAAAGTGGCCCCTTCAAAAATGCTGATGGTCCCGGAGTCCAGAGCGCAGAAGATGTAATCGTCATCAGGCGAGTAAGCCACCGCTCCCAAGGTGGTGTTGCCCGAAGCAATCAACGCAACCGCGTGAGTGTTCAGGTCGAAGGAATACAGTTCGGAATTAAAACCTGCACCTACGTTCATTCCGATGTAAACCCGTTCGTTGACCGTGTCCAAAGCCAACGCATGCGGGCCGGTGCTACCACCAATAACGGTGGTGTCCTCCGTGAGCAGCGTGGTGGGGTTAATGACCTTGATGGCAGTGTCAGCGCCCAGATTGGAGGTGCTGGCAATGATAACGCGCTCGGTGATGGGGTCGTAAACTCCAGCTTCAGGAACTTCGTCGACCGCGTAACTCACCGTGTTGACGATGGCCAGCGTGGCAGGATTGATAACGTGGAGCACAGCCACTTGGCCCGAGCCCACCCAGTTGCCAGCTCCACCGCCGCCGCCGAAGATTAAGCCGACGTTGGAAGCGTAAGTGCTGAAGTAAGGAGGCTCATTGGCCGGAGGCGTAATGAGCGCCGATTGCACACAGGTCAGAGCGCAATTGCCAATCTCCAGCGTGAAGGTGCGCAGGCAAGTAATGGGCGCTCCGAAGCAAGTGCCGCTGGCCTGAATGGTGAAAAGGAAAGTGCCCACTTCAACGGGCGTTCCACTGATGACTCCGGCAGTCGACAAAGTAAGCCCGGAGGGCAGTGCCCCGGCAACCAGCGTCCAGGTTTCGTCGCTCACATCGGTTGGCGCAAAAGCCAACGCCTGCGAATAAGCGGTGCCATCGTTGCCGTTGGGCAGCGTTGAATCAGTGGTGATGTCGCCGATGCAAACGGTGAAGACGTGGCTGGCAAAGTTGCCCGCCGCATCGAACACATCCACCTCGAAGTTGTAAGACCCATCCAGCACCGGTGTGCCCGAGATGACGCCGGTGGCGCCATCCAGAGAAAGGCCCGGCGGCAACTCACCGATGAGCGCCCAGATGTAACCCCCGTCATGTTCCAAACCGAACTGGGTTCCACCCGTCACCAGAATTTGGAACTCGTAGCCTTCCGACACACAACCCGAAGTGGGCGTGTTGACGAAACAAATCTTGTTCGCATTGGCTCGCTTGCAGGCCAGACTGTGCGCCTTGGCGTCAGCCAAGGCTTGAGTCAAATCCCCCACCGTGCCCGCTCGCACGGTTTGAACGAAGGGCTGGCCGTCAGGACACTCTTTGGTGCAGCTCTGCTCGGTGTTGCGGAACGTCCGAAGCGGACTGCGCGGGTCGCTCGGAGGATTGCCTCCAGGAGTCGGGAAACCGGGCGGGCCATCAGGCCCAGGTGGACGCGGCGGGTCCGTCGGCGGGTCCCAACCACCCCAGGTGCATTCCTGAGCCTGAAGCAGCGCGCAGTCATCGGCCTCCTGCTGGGAAACTTCCGAGTAACAAATCCGTTTGCATCCAATCTGCGCGTAGAGCACGCCCAATGGCGGGTCGCCGATATACCAGTTCCACCCCGGGAACACGTCGACATCGGGCGCTTCCGCCGAGAGGTTGGCAATCGGGTCGTCGTTACACGGCAGACACGCCTTATTGGCAAGGACGCAAGGAATGTTCATGTCAGCAAACGATGTTCTTGTAAGGCTCCACTGCCCGGGGCTGGGCAAACACACGCAGTCCGCGCAGTCGGCACCATCCCTTGATGGTCAGCCGAATTTGAAATTGGTAGCCCTCAGTGGTGGGCCGGGCGTTGTTCAGCTCGCACTGCACCGGCGGGGAAGGAAGTTGCACGGTGGCCTTGAAGCCCTCGCAGTAAGGCTGGGTCGGGTAATCAGGACAAGTCACCGCTTCGGGGTCTTCCTTGCAATCCTTGGCCACACACTGTTTCCAGGCGTGCCAGGGAATGTAACAGGGAGCGAAGTCCGGTTTGTATTCGACCAAGAAATTGACCGTGCCCAACATCTTGTCGAAAATGAGTTCCAACCCATCGAGCTTCTTCAACATGAACGGGTCGCCGAAAGTGTAAGCAGGCGTCTCCAGGAACCACGTGACCCGGTCCCCGTCATTGTCCACCTGACTGTCCCAGCGGTCCTGGGTGGTCATCTCCCAGAGTTCGATTTCCCCTGGGTGAAGTTTGCTGACGATGAAAGAAAATCCGCGTTGCAGGCCGCCGAAATCTCCTTCCAGCAATTGCAGGAAGTCCAGGCCCTCATACATCCCTTCCCAGGCCGGAGGCAGCTTGTCGCCGAATGAACCCAAGATATCGAAATCCAACGGCATCACCCCAGCGTGCGCGCAGCCCACCGCCGTTTGAAACGGCATCACCGTTTGCCAAAGGCGATTGTCAAAGTTCATCCCGGAAGCAAACCGGAGAAGAGCGCGGTTGTTGAACTGGATGGCCCGTTGCTCCGGGCGGCTGATGGGCACGTTGCCCCACTGGTTGAAATAGCGGATGGCCAAGGTGAGTGAACGCACACCATCCATCGATTGGTAAAACAGGTCGCCGTTGACCGGTATCACGCAACGGTCACCCACCGCACCGAAATCAATTTGCGCCACTCTTTGGAGCGGTTCCGTCAGCGTGGACCACTCCGCCCGTGTTGGTGGGACGCTGGTCGCGTAGATGGAGCGGCGGGTGAACACATAGAGTTGGCCTTGGCCCAATGCGGTGTCCAAGTTGGCCGAGTGACGCAAGCAGCGGATGTTCCCGGCGTTGGACGGCACGATGAACGCATCGCCCGCCAGGGAAACCGGGTTCTCCGTGTTCTTGAGGATGGAATCCCGGAAATCGTAAGGCGCGGTTCCCGAGGGCCCGCCCACGATGTCCCCACCGGCATACTGGCGCCCGAAGGCATACCAGATGCGGCCCATGTAGTAGTCCATCGGCCCGGCGGCGGGTAACTCGTTGTTGGGGTCGCCCACCCCGATGAACCCATTGGAACGACGCAGAATGGTCCCATCCCAGAAAAGCGGCAACGTGGTCAGGTCCCCGGCTTGGATGATGAGGAACTGCTCGCCCTGCACGAAGAAGTAATGTTCCTCCAGGGGCGGCATCTCGGTGCCGGGGAACAGTGCCGTGAGGTTGGTCACCTCGCCGGTCACCGTGTCGACCTTGTAAATGACCCCGCCAATGGCACAGACGATATACGGCAGAGCGAAAGGGGGCTCATACATGAAGGCCCCTTGGTAAAATCCCAGCCACGGCGCTTGCTGAATGATGGGTTTCCAGCCGGTGCGCTGACGCACTCCACCGCTGCGCACGGTGCAATTGGTCATCCAGAAGAGTTGGTTGCGCCGCAGCCCCGTCTCGAAGCCTTCCGAGGCAATAGTGGGAACGCGGCCTGAGTCAATTCCACCACTCCAGTCCAATTGACCGTCCGCGATGCGCACCCCACCGCCGTTTCCATTGGCCATGGGCTTGAACTTGGACACTACCACTAATAGTGTCAATTTCGTTCGGGACCACCATATATGCCCTTCGTTCGCCAGAAGCCCCCGCAGATGCAGGAGAAATACGGCAGTCGGTGGGAGCCGTTGATGCTTCCGGCGGCCATCGAAATCGCTGCCATCCAATACGGGGGCCGGTGGATGAACAAGACCACGGGCCAATGGTGCGGCAACGGACTGCCCTTCCACTATCGGCAACTCATCCAGCTTATCTGGCCGGAGCACGAATGGCACAAGTGGAACATCCTCCAGTTGGAATGCTACCTGAACAACCGCATCATCGGTGAGATGGGCCCGGCTTCATCGGGCAAAACCCATTCGGCAGCCGTCCACAGCTTGGTCGATTATTACGCATTCAGCGAATGCACCACGGTGCTGGTTTCCTCCACGGAACGGGAAATGTTGGAAATGCGTGTGTGGGGCGAAATCAAACGGCTGCACAAGTCGGCCAAAGAGCGTTACTCGTGGCTCTCCGGCGAACTTATCGAAAGCCGCCAGCGCATTGTCACGGACCAGCGTTCTCTCTATAGCGAGGGTCGGGATTTTCGTAATGGCATCTGCGGCGTTCCCTGCAAAAAGGGTGGCGAGTATCAGGGGTTGGGCTCCTTTGCTGGCATCAAAAACAAACGGGTGCGGATGATTGCCGACGAGATGCACTTGATGCCCCGGGTGTTCATCGACGCCATTTCCAACCTCAACAAGAACCCGGACTTCAAATGCCTGGGCCTGGGCAACCCCAAGGATACCACCGACGCGCTGGGCCTACTCTGTGAGCCCCACGCAGAGCTGGGGGGATGGGACGGCGGCATCGACCAGCAACCCAAGACCAAGACTTGGAGAACCCGCTTCGACCAAGGCATCTGCCTTCAATTGCCCGGGAGCGACTGCCCCAACATGGACGTGGCCGAGGACGTGCCACCGCCCTTCCCATTCCTTATTACGCGCAAAGCGATAAAAGCTGACATACAATTTTACGGGGAAGACTCGCTTCAGTTCACGATGATGGACGAGGGCCGCATGCCCCGGGGTCAGGGACTCCGCCGGGTCATCACCCGGGCCATGTGCCTGAAGTTTGAAGCGATGGAGGAAGCCATCTGGAAATCAGAGAAGCACACCAAGATTGGATTCCTCGATGCCGCTTACGGCGCGGTCGGCGGTGACCGCTGCATCTTCGGTGAACTTTGGTTCGGAAAGGACCCCAATGAAAAAGAGCTTATCGCGCTTAAAG